CAATAAAATAGTAGTAAGAAGACAAAGAATAGTAAGAAGACAGATAATAGTAAAAAAATAAAGATAGGTAATAAGACAAATAGAGCTATTGGTACACGTTTACTAATGAGTGTAATTAAATTAAAAAATTGAAAGATATATTTAATATTATAATTTAATATAATATTAAGTAGAGTAAATTATAAATATTCATGAATGATTCATATAATGATGCACATATTAATACAAATCATGACACGACTAAGAAAATAAAAAATAAAAAAGATAGCTTTATAAATAAAGATAATGAAGATTCACGAGAAGTTATAACTGATACTTTAAAAAAAATGATGGATATATTTTCAACTTGTTCTGGTATAGAAACAAGAATTAGTATAGCTATCGATATATTTACATATATTTTAACTATCCCTAAATTTATGTCTATACAGACAAATTTTAGAGTAACAACATTAAATAAAATCGATGAATTTACAAAAGATAAAAATATTATGCAAAATAAGATATTTTCAAAAAAATTATTACCAAAATTAAGAACATTTTATAATCAAATAAAATTACGAGGTGATTATATATTAGCTCCAAAAGAAGTTCCTAAAATAGTTATAATAATTTAATTTATTTATAGATTTTTTTTTATTTTATTTATGAAGTCTTGCATTTTTAACGAATAATTTTCATTGTCATATGTTTCATTTATTTTATTGGATAAAATTTTTTTATCAAATAGTTCTTCATTATTTAGTAATTCTTTTACTTCTTTTTCAATATTTTCTTCTTGGTTTGCATTTATAAAACTGTCTTTATTGAAGTATCTATTTATATCATCCGGACCAGAATAAATTGGAATAGATCTTGCAAAGAAACAATTAAAAATTTTTTCGGTTATATAGCCATTTGTTAATGAATTTTCACAAACAAATATAAATTTATAATTATTAAATAAATTAAGTAGTTCTTCTGAATGATAACAAGATTTATTTTTAATTAATGGTTTATAGATATCAATTTTATCACATGTTCCGATTTTATTTAGAATATTTATTACATCTTGTTTTTTTTTATTTCTATGTGAATTAGTTGATGCAATTAAACAAAATTTTTTGTCTTTAAAATGAATATTATTAATTGGTTTAATGATTTGAAAATATTTTAAGAAGTAAGATATTTGAATATATATAATTGGTACTACTATATAAGAATCTGTTTCAATATATTTATCAATGTGATTATATAAATATATCTTAATATTTTGATCTCCATAATTACCATATTTATTATAATGATGATAATGTTTATGTCCATAACAATTTTCAACAGATAGCATAATATTTATTATTAGTTCCTTTATATTTTTAATTTCTTCTATATCTTTTTCCCGTATATCATGTATAATAAATTTAAGATTCGAATCATTATATATAATATTATCTGTATCTGAAAAAAAATATTTTTTAAACTTATCAAACGATTCAATTCTATAGTATTCTTGATTATCTATCCAATATTTATTTGCAATTTTAGATAATATAATGTTCATAATATAATTATATATATTTTTACAAAAAATTGAATATATAATTAATTTAAATAAATATCATTATTATATATATAATATGGATATTAAACTAAAGATAATCAAACATCAGAAGTCTACTGATAATTTTCATAATAATCAACTTAATTTAAATTTATCTGGTAAAGATACTAATTATGTTATTGTAAATACGCTCAGAAGATTGGCAATGTCATCTGTACCTATGTATGCATTTCATCACGATGATATGCAATTTGATGTAAATACCTCTATATTTAATAATGATATGTTAAAAGATAGATTTAGAAATTTACCAATATTCAATATTGATAATCCAGAATCAAATATAGAAAAATATGATGAACTTGAAACAAAGAAAGATCGTATAATTGATAAAACAAATAATTTAACTATGTTTATCAATATTAAGAATAATAAAGATACAGTTTATAATGTTACTACAGACGATGCAACATTCTATTATAAAGGAACACAAGTTTCTTCACCTTACAAAAGACCTCTTTTAATTATAAAATTAAGAAAAGGACATGAGTTAAGAGTAACATGTATTTCAAGTTTAAATATTGGAAAAAATGATGGAATTTATAATGGATGTATGGCATATCATTATTATGATGAGAAAAAAGCAAATGACTTTGAATTAGAATTATTTAGTTCCCGACAAGTTGATGAAATTGACCTATTATCAAGATCTTGTAAAATTGGAATCAATAAAATTGAAAAATTAGAAAAATTAATAATTTCTAATTTAGAAAAAGAAGAAGATGTAGATGTACTTAGTCGAGGATTACTTAAAATTCAAGATGAAAATGCAACAATTGGCAGCATAATATCTTATTATTTACAAGATCAAAAGAATATGGAATTTTCTGGATACCAAATTCCATTTTTATATTTAAGTGAAATTATAGTTAGGTATAGAACAGATGGTAAAGATATTAAAGATATTCTTAAAAAGATATTTAATCAAATAAAAGGAATTTTTAGTCATATTGATAAACAACTTGAGAAAGCTTGAGAAAGCCTAAGAACTATATGCTAATTTCTTTAACATACATAAATTATTCAAAATAATTAATCCCTTAGAATATAATTCATCATGTAAACTATTTTTTAATATGACTTTATGTATTAATAGATACAATTCTTTTATAGCATCATTTAATATTTTATTAAATACATATAATCTATTTGATGTATCTAACCATTTATTATTTTTATAAATTTGTATATTAGTATTTATATTATTACTATCAAATTTTATATTATTATTTGCAGGTTGTTCCTCATTAAAGTGGATTAAATTTATGAATTTATCAATAATATTAATAGTTGTATTATACTTAATTAATTCAACTATATATTTCTCATCCCAATTATTTACATTTTCAGAACCATATGAATTAACTGATGTAGTTATTAATGTATTTAAATTCTCAGTTTTATCATTCATCATATCATTACTTCTATTTGTTGGTACAATGAATGGTTGTAAAACTTCATGATTAATAGATATAATATCATTTATTTTATTATATTTTTCTATTTGTTCAATATTTGAATCAAATAAAATATTTCGTATATTTAATTTTTGATTTGATAATTTAATTAGTTGCTCGTATTTATCAGTATCTTTTAAATATTTTGATAAACAAATTGTTTTAACCATTTCACTTTTTTGGTTCTGTAATATAGGAGTTATTTTATTAAAATATTGTGTTTTATAAAATTGAGATATAACATAAATTAATTTTGATTTGTTACCTATCCAATACTTATTATTTGTTCCATCAACAACCTTAAAATTATCTTTAAGTAATTTTATTAAGTCATTTATGTTAATACATTTTTTTATATTTTCTAATAATAAAATAATATCATGACTTTTATTAATTCTATTATTATATTTTAATAAACCAACCTTAAAAACATTAGTATCTTTATCTTGTTTTTTTTGTATTAAATACAAATAATTCATTATTATTATTTATATTCTTCTGTTAATAATAACTTTTTATATCCTATTTATTCGTGCATAAATAAATACATCATCTAATTTAATATATATAATTAAATCCAATATATGCTATATAATTTTATAATTTAATTAATTAAACATCAATGTCACCATCTTCTTCATCTTCCATCATCTCAAGTTCGTCATCGGTTGTTAGACCTTCTTCTTCAGCTTCATCATCTTCTGCTTCCTCAGTTGCTTTTACTAGTTCTTTTTCAAGTTCTTGTTCAAATGCTTCAGCTTCTTCTTCAGCTTCAAGTTCAGCTTCAAGTGCTTCTGCAACACCAGATTCTTCAGAAGTATCTGACATATCATCTGCAGATTCTTCAGCCTCATCATCTAGATGAGCTTCAAATTCAGCTTCAAGTTCAGATTCACTTGGGTGAGCTACAACAAAACCTTCATCAGATTCATATCCATTAAAACGTGCTTTCTTTGTAAGTGATGCTTGCATAATATAATGCTTCTATATCATTTTGTAGGCAAAATAAGTATTTATCAATTTTTTTTTAAATGTCTTATCAATATAAATCATTTAAAAATAAGTAAATATATATAAATACTCATACATAACCGTACATATTCATCCAATGTTTATAATCACACATATTCTATACCCGTTATTATTTCCAATTAGATTCATTTTATATATATCAGTACATATTTTATCATTAGTACTTCCGAAATATATAATTGAAAGATACTTTAAAGAGTTTAATCTTTTAGTTTTATTATCGTTAGGATTATATCCAAATAACATAATTGATAAACGAACAAATAAGAAACTAGACAATCAAAACAATCATGACAATCATATCAAACAAAACACTACAAGAATCATAGCATTTCAACATAGAACATTTGCAGATATTTATATAATAAATTATATTTTTGGTCCAATTGCATATGTTTACAGAGATATATTTAAAAATAATTTTATAATTAGATCATATATTGAAAAATTTGGTGGTATTGCAGTATCATCTGGAACTAAAACTGGAAAAACAAAAGAATTATTAGCATATTTTGAGAATCCTAATAATATTCGTAAATTAGCAATTGCACCAGAGGATATCACTGATATTAAAACTCGAGAATTAGCTAATAATAAATTAGGTAATTTTAGATCAGGAGCTTTTGTTCCTAAAGTACCAATTCAACCAGTATGTGTTAAATTTTTTGATACTAATGTTATTTGGAAAAATTATATAACTAATTCATATGTAAATATAAATGGAATTATAAAAATAGAATCAATTGTAAGTGCAGAATCAATACATATGTGGATTTTACGTAGATTATTTTCATCTCTTGTATATTTTGACGTTTATTTATTAGAAGAATGTAAATATGATATTACATCTACTGTAGATAGTAAAGATTATATAAATAATATAAATAATATTAAAAAATATAAAGATTCTGTACGAGAAAAAATGTTAAATACTGTTATGAATTTTTAAATTCTATATAAAATATATAAATTTATATATAGAAATGAGTATATCGACTGAATTTAAGACATATATAATGGATCCATATAATGTATTAAATTATGATTCTAGAAATAAAGATGGTGCCATTCCAAAGATAAAAATTGGTAAATATTGCTCAATTGCAACAAACTGTACATTTATATTAGGAAATCATTTAATGGATCGTGTTACAACATCACCATCTAAAGTAATGTTATTTCCACACAATCAAGGCAATATGAGCGGTTTTTCTAGAGGTGATATTATTATTGGTAATGATGTATGGATTGGTGCAAATTCAACAATCCTTGATAATGTTACGATTGGAAATGGGGCCGTTGTTAGTGCTTGTTCAAATGTAACAAAATCTGTACCTCCTTATGCAATTGTTGGGGGAAATCCAGCAAGAGTAATTAAATATAGATTTTCTGATAAAATAATTAAAGATTTAGAAAATTTAAAAATATGGGATTTACCAAATCATATAATTGATAAACTTGACTTATGGACTAAAAATATAGAAGAATTTATAAATAATTATCAATCAATAATTGATAAATTAATAATAGAAGATAAATTAAAAGAATTTAATGAATCAAATCAAACTAATGAACCACTTAAATTTTTAAATAAAGATATTTATAATAGTAAATATAGTAAAAGATATCGTTAGAATTATCATATTATAGATGATTAATAAATTCCTTTACAATGGCATTTTCATTGTACTTAGGATTCATCTTCTTAAAGATTACTGGTTCAGACTTTTTAACTTCCTCAAGTTCTTTTAGGCATCTGAGAATATCTTGGCTATTGATATAATACTTTAGCATTTTCTTTACATCAGCTAGTTCAAGCTTTTTCTTTTGACCTAGAACCATGCCCTTCATCTTATAAAGAATACCTTGTAGACTGTTATTCTTAGATACACCTTCATTCTCAAAAAGCTGCTTAAATTCTACAGGATTCTTTTGAATTAGTTTTACTCCGTCATAAGATGTGTAAAAGTAATAAAGATTTAGTAGAGACATTGACATGTATGTAAATACACCATACATTACACCCTTTGTATCAAAGTTTGTACCCTTGTACTTTACATTTTCAGGAAACATCTTAAAATGCTCATCGAGATTATTACGCTTATAAAGTTCTAGAAGCATGTTTTCGTATGAGGATGCATACGGTGCAGCACGTTCAAGTTGATCATAGAAGTTTGTATAGTAAACATTAAATTGTCCATTATCATTAATCAAATAACCAAGTACATTTGTATCAGATACAATGTTTTGTTTAACTTGATCAAGACTAAACTGACTACTTGTATCTACAAATGATTTTACATACTCACTATAATCAACAGTTTGGTTCATTTGTGCATCTCTTGCAAAAAGTAGAAATAGTTTCTTATATTCTGCACCAAATTTAGTTGAATAATCAACAAATGTCTTGTTTTCAAAGTGAACAAGTACAAAATAATATGATTTAGTAGCATCTAGATTGGATTCGAATGCTTCTAGTGTAGAACTAGTTGCACTAATAGATTCTACAAACATGTCATAGTGTGACTTAGTACTTACTTTACCATTATATGACCAATGTGAATCTTTTGCATCAAAGCATTTACGAGTTGAATAATTCCAAACACCATTGCAGTTATAAACTGAAATTAGAGTACCTTCGTAACATTCTACAAATTGTTGCTCCTTGAATCCATCAAGCTTACCTTGATTGTTATAATCAATAATTGGATGGGTGTATGCAACAATTTTATATTTGGATACAACATCTACAGTATCTGAACTAGCAGATGGAGTTGATACAGATGTATCAACACTTTGATCAACACTTAGAACGATGGAACGTGAATGGTTAAATAGTTGATCCTTGGTAGGATTTTTTACAAAGTCATTAAAAATAAGCATCATATTATCCTTTAGTTTATATGAAATCTTGTTTTGATTCTTAATGTTGTAATCATAAATTTTCTTCTTGATTGTTTCAAAATCACCAGAAAAATAATTGGAAAGTTGCTCGAAATTATTAGAAATTTGAAGTGCCATAATATATATATATACTATTTTCTAATCTTTAAATAGATGATTAAAAAATCAATTTTTTTATTGTATAATGACTAGTCTATATATGATATATATATAGTATATATATGATATATATAATATCTACTATATAGAATATATCAATTTTAAATATAAGTATGATAATATATAATATATAATTTAGGTTTTTATGATTAAAAAAATATATATTATATTATAAAAACACAAATAATATGAGTTATATAAATGACATAGATATTCTAATTTATGAAAGCATAAATGAAATATATATAGATATAAAAAATGAGAAGCTTACAAAAATAAAATCATTTGGTAAAGAAGAGTATTATTTAAAAATAATAGAAAAATATATTGATAAGAATCAAAGTAAGAAAAAATTAAAAGATATATTAAAAAACAATGAACAGATTATAAAAATATCTAATATTATTGATAAATATATTATAATCTACTGTATTTTGTACTTTGGCATTAAATTAAATTTAGAACAAAGTATTGAAAATGTTGAAGAAGTATTTGTATCAAATGTACTTAATATATCTTCATCAAATGCATTCGATCAATTAACACCAATAATTAATTCAATTATAATTAATTCTTATAAATTATACAATAATACTTTTCTTATAATTGACAAAGGTTTGACAAATATATCTGATTTACCAGATGATTTAATGCATGTGAAAAAATTTATTGATGAAATTGGATCTGAAATTATTAATGCAAATTTTAAAAAGGAAAACAAAGATAGACATCATAATGCAATCATAATGATTATTTTTAGAGAGATATACATAAAAGATGATAAGAATGAGATTATTAAAATATTTGAAGAGCAAAATTTAAAAAATGCAGAATTTAAATATATTACCATAATTGATTCAAAATTTGAGGTAATTGATTATTCTACAATTGAAAGTTTATTAGATGTAAAAGAAATTAATTACGGATTAACAGAATCATTATATGAATTATTATTAGAATTTGATAATGTTGATCTACACTATGTAAGCTCTGAAAAGAAAATTAATGAATTATTTGATAAACAATTATTAGTTCCAATTACTGATGAATTTTTAAGATATCACAAAGATAGTGAAAAATATGAAAAAATTGATGGAAGTCAAAGTACAAAAATAGATCCTTTAGAAAAAAGTAATAAAAGGAATGACACTAAGTTAAAGTATATTGTTACAAAAATAAATAAATTAACTGATTATTATATGCCTGGTGTAGATAGACGTGAGATTGATAAAATTTTGTATCAACCAATGTTAAATAGAAAGGTAGTATTATATAATGATACTGAAGAAGTTGCAATTATTAATAAATTTATGAATATGGGTAGAGTTAATATTGAGAATAGTGAATTTTTTAGTGATTTAAAACATATGAGACAATCACCATATATTAACTTTAAAAATTATCCAACAATAGGGTTTCAAATTAAAACTAATAATTATATAGATGCCATTAGATATTCAAATGTTGAATTTTTAAATAATAAAGGCGTAGTAGGATCATATAATAGACCTATCGAATTAAGACCATTATCAAAAGGTATTTTATCACACGTTGTTGGTATAGCAATTCCTTTGTCATTATTTAATAATAGTCAACAAATTAGATGTTTAAGTTTAAAAGATTTTGTTGATGTAAGAACTGTAAATCAAAATGGATTTGAAGCATGTAATGAACTATTAAAGGATTTATTATTTGATGTTGAAGACACAGATAAAATCATGTATTGGATATTTGATATTGAAAAAGATAAATTAATAACAGAAAAGTATCAAAGTGTTAATGATAATAATTATGAATCTTATTTAAAAACATTATTGGATAATGTATATAATAAAATAGCATTATTAACATATGAAGTCCTAACGAATGAAATTAATGCCGCATCATCAAATATATATCATTTAAAAAAATTAATAAATGCTCTTCAAGAGAGATTTATAAAATTAAATATTAGAGAAGAATACTATGCAAAGATTCAAAAATTATTATATTATATTAAAATACCATCTACAACAGATGATTATGATACTTCTGAAGATAGAATACCTGGTATTACAAGCCCATTAATAAAAATACCATTTATACCAAAATTAAAAGAAATAGATAAAGTACTTGAAATAATTGAAGAAGAACAGATTACTGCAGAAGATGAATTATTACAGAATGCAACATGTCAACATGTTGTTACATTTACCAAGATTATGTCATTAAGAGATAGAGACCCATCTGTATTTAATCAATCGTTATATGAATTTATAAAAAAATATAGTAAGATAAATGTAGAAGGTGAATTTATATGCAACAGCTGTTCACAATTATTAGATGTTAAAAGATTTATCGCAGATTCATTTCAAGGTGGTGTATTTACATTAAATTTATCTTCATCTACACAACCATTAGAAGAAGTTGCAAAATATGAAAAATTTAACAAGTCAATTAAGAATATAGATAAGATTATTGAAAAAGTTGCCTATATAGTAAACATGAATAATTATGTTGGAAATATACCGATAGTAAGATTAAAGAGACAAGAATTAACAAAAACAACTATTGATCTAATAGAAACTACTAATGAATTAATTAGATCAAATGATCCATTAGTAAGAAAAAAGACATTAGATAGTGCCGAAAAAAATTATGGTATCAACAAACAATTTACAAATTATTTCTTATTCAAGTTAGATAATGAAATTTTTGTTTATACAAGTCAAGATACTGATAAATATAAAAAGTTTAAATATAATAATATCTTAGCATATATAATCTTATTAATGGTTTTAGATATAACAAATAATCAAATATTCTTTTTAAATTTTGATAAAAATTATAATTATCTATTATTTAATAAATTTGGATATTCATTATTCAATAATATATATATTAGAGTAAATAGTGCAAATGATATTGAACCAATTAAAAATTATAAAATGTTGTGCTATCTATTATATTATATTGCGGGTATGATGTTAAAAAATATATGGTATTTTGATCAACAAACAAAGGAAAGTAAGAGTTTTACCAAGACTGGATTAGAAATAATAATCCATACAGTGGTTCATTTATTAAATACAATTACTGAAGCTTTTACAAATAATCGTAATAATTATTTATTCGATACTATATCTACTAGATTTTTCTTAAAGTTAAACACACAATATAATTCAAATGATTCTAAAGAAACATTGGATAAAATCGAAATAATGATGTCTGATAAGATTGATATTAATAATAACAAAATAAGAATTAGATCAGGAACACAACATCCTACTCATATTTTAGAAGGACTTATTGAATCAGTTATAGTACCTCCTAAAGTGTATCTTTATCAATATTCAATGAAGATACCAATGCGAGAATTTATTGAATCAAAATTATTATCTACATCCATCCAGGAAAAAATCATGATTAATTATAAGAAGAAATTATTTGAAAAATTTAATTTAGATGGTTCAAAAAGAACTGGCGTATTAACTAATGAAATGATTGAATCTTATACTGAAAAAGATATACAAAAATTAAATGAAATTTTATATAAAAGACGTAATATATCATTCAGTAAATTTAATAAAACACAAGATAATCGTAAAATTAAAAATGAAAATAAAGTTACAAAAGAACATAAATTTATTGAAAAAATGAGAGTAGGTTATAAAAAGTATTATAATAATACATATGATGATATTATAAAAGCATTTATAGATAAATTTGAATCAATAATTGGGACAAATATAAATATTAATAATGCAAATATTTACTTAAGAGAAAATACATATATATTAGATCATAATCATTTAGGACAATCTTCAGAGACACGTGTAATTAAAGAATCAGTATATAAACCAAATCATGAATACTTTAAACAAGATGTAATTATATTAACAAGAGATAAAATTGATATTTATTATAATACTATTGAAAATAATTTATTAGGTTATAGAGAAAAAGGAAAGAATTATGTAGATGTAAAGGGAACTGGTAAGTTTGTAAAGATTAATTACTCAATTGAAAATAAATTAAAATATATCGGATTTGATAATAAGTATATTAATACAAATGACTATCAAAAAGATGATGTATATAGTAAGGAGAAATTTTCAAATAGAGAAATATGTGCGGATATTATGCGTAATAGAATTAATGGATTGAAGAAATTAATGGAATTCTCTCAAAAGATTATATACCAAATAAAAAATAAAAAGAATATTCAATTAATTGAAAAAGGTATGTCAGAATTAGATAAAGTACGACAAAAATATTCAGGACAACCAAAATATAATGAACAAGGAATGATTAAAAGAGAGTTACAAATTAACGGTGATGCTGAGATTGTATTAAATTTTCAATCTAAATTTAAGTACATAAATACAACTAAAGAAAATAATAAAAAGATTCTTATAAATTGGACTATCTTAAATGATTCAGTACAACATGATAATTCAAAGATATATAACTTTACATCTAAATTCATTGATGCGAGTCATTTAATAGCATTACAAGATAATGATCATATAATTATATTTTATTTATTATCAGAATTATCATATTTGATTGATTTAAATGATGATAATTATACAAAATCTAATTTAGTATTTCTAATTTCAAATATTATTAATTATTGTTATAATTTATTTAACAAACAATTAGATCATGTAGAATTTCGTAAATTTAAATATATGATTAATTCCGAAGCAGAAGTAATTTCATACGATCAAACAACTGAACTTCAATTTAATCAAACTGAAGAACAACAAAAAGAAGCTAAAGAATTAAATGAAGATGCACAAGAAGAAAAAGATGCATTGGATTTAGAACAAGATATCCCAGATGAGGAAACTGATGATGATTTTACACAAGATGAATTTACTAAATTTGAAGTTAGAGGAGACTAATATGCATTTAAAATTAATTTAGTATATAATTAATTTAGTATACAATTAATTTAGTATACAATTTATTTATAATATATTTTTTATAATATATTATATATATATACATGGATTTCTGGACACAACTTGTTATCATATTACTATTAACATATTACTTATTTTACTATAATCAATCAAAATCAGGAAGAGTTGAAAGATATCAAAATAAAAATCAAGCAAGAAAAAGAGAAAAAAGAGCAAGAGCAAGAGACAGAGGAGAATAGTACCGTGAAGTGACTAAGTTCATCACTCCCCTTTTGAGATAGTGCCGCAAAAAACTAAAGTTCTTAATGGGTTTAATTTACAAAATTAATAAATTAATAAATTAACGATATAACCTCAATGCATTAATTAACGATATAATTTATTAAATAAATTAACGATATAGTCTTAATAAAATAATGATATAATTTTAATAAAATTTATTTTAGTAATAACTATATAACAAATGAATTTTTGGATACAATTACTTATTATATCTTTAATTATGTATTATTTATTCATTCATAATCAACCAAATTCTAGAGTAGTTGAAAGATATAAAAGATTAGGATCAATGGGTGGTGGAGTAGTTGGTGGATCATTTAAAGGATCTATGGGAGGAGGAAGAGGACCCATGGGAATAGGTACTAGTTTATGGACTCCAAATTATTATAACCAATATAGATTAAACGCATATAATCTAAATGATTTATCTCAATCTCAAGCAAAAAGATATTATCCATTAGATTTTCCAGATAGATTAGATAAAAAGAAAGTTAAATATTTAAAAGCTATTAATGAATCACTCGGAATGATTGCAGCACTAGTTAATAAAAATAAAGAAACAACTTATAATATTCAAAATAGGAATCCTACACCAATTGTTAATAATCCAAAGACTTTTGAATTTGTATCATCATATTTAGAATCGAAATTAAATGAATTAAGTCGAAATATATATACAATAAAATTTGAGAAGTTTGTAAATATAGAAGGAGAAGAAGTTGATGAACAATATAATGTTTATATGGATATGAAATTTTCAGTAGTAATTAAGAAAGAATCATATGGTGACACTAAGCCTACACATATATTTTTTATTAAAGCAAATGCAATAATTAATAAACCAGATATAACATTAAATAAAAAAGGAACTATCTTCTTTAGATCAATGTTTGTAGATGATAAATTTGTTAATGATTATATGACATATAATACTTATAGAGATTGGGGTAACTAGAAGGGGTAATAACTAGAAGGGGTAATAACTAGAAGGGGTAAT